TCAAATGATGATGATTTTGCGACTGGATATTACGCAGATTATATTAGTAATGTTGATATATATCAACTTGATGAAGAAGATAGAAGAAGAATAGGAATTCGTTTGTTTGAAGCATATCCTAAAGCAATCAATAGTATAAATGTAAGTTATGGAAGTGCAAACCAACTTGCGAAACTACCAGTACAATTTGGATATAGATACTGGCGTATTATAGATGGAGAAGAAAGTAGAAACTTTTTAAATCGAATTGCGAATACTTTAGTGAATGTCACAGAAAGAAAAGTTCTGGCGTCACTACCTAAAGTATTAAGAAGATTATAATTATTGGAGATGATTAATTATGAGTTTACCAAAACTTAACACACCAACTCATCAGTTGGTTTTACCCTCTACTGAAAAGAAAATCAAATTTAGACCTTTTCTTGTAAAGGAACAAAAACTATTATTAATGGCACAGAACAGTAATGATAGAAATGAGATGATAGAGGCTATCGCTCAGATTATTGAAAACTGTACATTTGGAAAAGTCAAAGGTTCTGAAGCATATATGTTTGATTTAGAATACATCTTTTTACAAATAAGAAGAAAATCAGTCGGAGATAAAATAGATTTAAATGTTCTTTGTGAAGATGATGGAGAAACAAGAGTACCAGTTGAAATCAACCTAAAAGATGTTGAAGTTCAAGTTGGTGATAACCATACTAACGAAATACAATTAAATAAAAATGTAAAAGTTGTTATGGCATATCCAACTCTTGACACTGCAGATAAATTAAAAAATGATTTAGAGAATGAGGAATCAACATTTAATGTGATTAAACATTCAATTTTTCAAATTATAGATGGTGATACAATATACAATAGAGTTGATATGGAAGATGAAGATTTAGGAGAATTTATTGAATCAATGAGTCAAAAAAATCTTGATGATATATTAGAGTTTTTTAAAACTATGCCAAAGTTATCGCATACAATTAAATTTACTAATCCTAAAACAAAGAAAGAAAACACAACAGTTATAGAAGGTATTGAAAATTTTTTTATATAACTCTTTCTCATGAATCTTTGGATAACTATTTTAAAACGAACTTTGCGTTGATGCAACACCATAAATATAGTTTAGAAGAACTGGATAATATGATGCCGTGGGAAAGAGAGATATATGTAGGACTTTTAGTTCAACACATTGAAGAAGAAAATGAAAAAATGAGAAAGGAGAGTAAGAAATGAACGAGAAAATAAGAGAATTCGCAGTCACATTAGACTCACTTAGATTGTTTCCAAGATTTTTTATTGGAACATATATCTATCTGTTTTATGATGTAGTACAATGGTTTATGGTTCTTGAGAATCCAAACACACAACAAGCAGGTTTAGTATCAATTGTTATTGGTGCAGGTGCCGCATGGTTTGGTCTTTATGTTGGAAGTGGAAAAAGCAAACAACAGGATAAATAGTTAAATGGCGAAGTCAGTACTCGAAATACAAGAAGAAACTAAAAATACGATAAAAGAAATCGCAAAGTTACAAAAGGCAGCAAATAAAATCGCTGTTGGTAAGGGTGCTGGTCTTACGCAATTTAAATTTTTCGCAAACAAACTTGAAAGATTCAATGAAGTTAAAGGTAATATAACAAATGTTCTTGGTTTTCTAACAAATAAGGCCGCTCGAGATGAGGCCCTAATGGCGGAACAAGTTGGAATAGATTTAAAAACATTTCGAGAAAACCAAAAGGCGGCAAGATTAAGTCAAATTAATCAAGCATTATTAGAAAAACAATTTGAAAAAATGAATTCCGCTGGTATTAACGCAAGTGAATTTTATAATAAATTATCTGATACACAAAAAGAACAAATCGCAAACGATAAACAACAACAAGATAAATTATTTAAGTTACTTGGAGAGACCGCATTTGATACGAATCGAACTCAAGAACAACAATTAAAGGCGTTTGAAGAAGGTTTAGCTAAACTGAATGATACTCAACTTGACCAAAAAAAACAAGCTAAGGAGTTCTATATAGCTGGTGTAAAAAGACAGAACGAAAAAGATGCAGATGAACGAGCAAAATTTGACAAACAAAAAAGAGAACAACCTCTTCAAAAAAATCAACCACAATCGACAATCTCTGGAAGAACTGCTGGTGAAGGTGATGATAGTGGTATCAGAGATGAAGTTGTTGGTAACACTATTGCTCTTTTTCTTGGAAGATTCTTAGGAAGGGGTGGCGGTTTCTTCAAAGCGATAAGTAGAGGACTTATGATGATTCCGTTGGGAATTACAAAATTATTTGCGTTCGCATTTAATCCAGTTGGTCTTGCGGTAATTGGTGGTGTATTACTATTTAAATTTAAAGATGAGATAAGCGCATTCATTGGAAAGGCGTTTAATTATCTTGGTGGAAAAATAAATTCTTTATTTGAATCGATAGGTAAGTTTGTTGATAACATTTTAGATGGAATAAGAAACTATCTATCTAAGATACCAATCATAGGTCGTTTCTTCAAAAAAGAGGGTGAAGGAACAAAAGAAGTACCACAAGTAGTATCAGAAGAACAAATTAAAAGAGAACAAGGATTGCAGAAAACCCTGTTGGGTGGTACACCAAGTGATACTACCAGTCAAACTGGTGGACAAAGTTTTGAACAAGCGGAAGGTAGAGTTCAAACTTTACAAAAACAATTAGATGAAAAAATAAAAAGAGTAGATGATATAAGTAAAAACGCTATCGATAAACTGGTTACTCAAAGTCAACCAGTTGTGAGTAACTTCATAAACAATGCCTCAAACACCGCTAACAATATAGCCGAAAATGTTATTAAAACTGTTAGAAATAACGACCCACTTCTTAATTTACAAAGAAATTTAAGATAGGGAAATCCCGAAGGATTCCCCTGTTAAGAAATTACTCTTGTGCGAGTTTTTCAAAGTATGACATACTGTCATCATTTGTTGATTCTTCAGTATCAACAGACTGTTCAACTGGCGCAGGTTCTGTATCAGTTAAGTCTGCGACATTACCTACAGTTTTAGTACCAGCGATTACTCTGTCAAATCTTTCTTTGAGTTCATCATATGATTTAAAATTAGTTGCGGAAATAAATTCTGCGAGTGAGAATTCCTGTTTCCAAAGGGATTCTAATTTTGCGTCATCTCCATCAAAGAGTGCGTTTGGTTTGTCAAACTCTGATTTGTCGTAGTTCCAGTAACCATCAACTTTTCTTATTTTAAGTTTAAAGTCAGCGCCACTCCAGAAATCAAATGGATTCAATGGTTTCTCATCTTCAAACTCTGGATTCATCGCTTCCATAAGTTTATCAAATATCTTTTTACCATATTTAAATAATTTGATTTTACCTTCATTCTCTGGATGTTTTGGGTCACTTACTACTAAGACATTTGAATAGTAATTAAGTTTTCTTTTTCTTTTTCTTGCGAGTTCTTTATCTGACTCGTTTCCTGTATTCCAAAGAACTGTATTGGCTTCTGATACTGGGTCTTTTTGGTTTAATGTTGTAAGTGAGTTTTCAATATACCATTGTCCAGTTGGGCCTTGAAATGCGTGACTCCAAACTTTCGCCCAAGGTAAATCCTCACCATCTGGTGCAGGTAAAAACCTCAAAACAGCATAACCATTTCCAGTTTTGTCTAATTCTGGTTTCCAGAATCTTTCATCGACATAACTCTGTTTCTCAACAGGTGCGGTGTCTTTTTGTACCGCAGTTAGTAGTTTATCTAAACCACTATTTCGTTTTAATGTATCTAATGACATCGTGTGTTCTCCTTATGTGTACATATATTTGTCTTATCCACTTTGTACATAATATAATGTTAGTATTTATAATACCCTATTTGGTATCTTTTGTCAAGTTTTTATTCTCTTGTTGTTTAAAAAACCATTGTTCCGCTTGATTAAGTTCGTTTGAAAGTTGAAGTTTAACTTGTTTTTGTCTCCTTCCATACATATACTTTATCAACCATTCTTTGTCGTTAACTTGTTTCGCTGCCATATTCTTTCTCCCTTACTTTAAATTATCTTGTATTAATTTCTTCAGAGTGAATTTATATTTGGTTTTATCAAAATCAAGAAATCTCCTATACTTATCTAAGAAGATTTTTTCTTCTTCCCATACTATATCATCACTCAACTTTTTATTCCATTGTTTAAAAAAGTTTAAAATGTCATCTAGTATAATTAGAGTTTCTGGTGTGATTTTCTTCGCAAGATACTTTTTAAGTAAAAATGGATGTGTATCTTCCTCACACTCGAACATATAATTAAATTTATTTATATTATTACTTAAATTTTTAACTAAAACTTCATTTATTAAATATAAAATATTTTGGGAGAAAGTATATGACATACTTTCCATTCTCTTTTTCCAATCTGTATAATTTTGTTCAGAGAATTCACCTATCCATTTAGAATGTGCGACAAAATTCGCAATATAATAATTCTTTAAATCTTCTGGGTCGGAATGTTTTTTAGACATTGAATAGAATACTTTTCTATCATTTCTTTTAAAAAAAGATTCTTTTGTAGTTTTTGTTTTACCACCATACTTAACAAAATCATAGTTTCCCTTATCAAAGTGTGCCTTGATACCAAGATACATTTTATATGCGTCAAACGAATCCATTATCATTCTATTGGTAACTTTCCTCTCTTTGGTAAGAAATTTAAGTCCCGTGCGTTTGCCTCTATTTTTTCTTTTAGTGGTTTTGATATTAATTTTGTTATAGAGGATGGGTCTACATCATTCTTATCACAGTAATACAGGACAGCCTGCATATGTGTCATATTGTACTTCTTTACTATTTCTTCTATCTCTACTGCGAATGACTTTTGTGTTTTAAATGACATTGTTTCCTCTAATGTTGATAGTACATAACCTAAACTCATAATATATCCTCAAGGGTGGGATTCTGTTGCCAAGTTCCCACCAAACTCCTGCCACTTTTATTTAAGCGGCCATTTGATAATCATAGTTATCGTTTGTTTTATAATGTATCTCAGACAACATAATCGAATCCAGTACGCCCCCTCAATGTATAAAAGTAATTCTGGTGGAGGCGAGGCGAATCGAACGCCTGTCTTATATTACCCTTCACGAAACACATTGATAATATTATATAGGAGTTATTAACATTTGTCAAGTTTTTATTTGCTTGAAGGGACTGGGAATCGAACCCAGAATTTTTGTGTGCAACACAAATGGTTTCCCTAATTAGCCTACCCCCTCTTCCATTCTGAAATAAATTCTTCAACTTCATGTTTATGTTTACTATGATACATTCTGTGATGATTAGGACAAAGGGGTATTAGATTCTCTGGAGAGTTATTTTTATTGTCCTCATCAATGTGGTGAATCTCAACTATCTTGTCGAATCCACAAATTGCACATTCCTTTTTGTTGTGTTTAAATGCGATAGTTCTGTAGTTCGAAATGTTTTTATCCCAATAGTCTTGTCTATTGTTTGCGCAACTTCTACTACAAAACCGTGCCCTATCAAACGCTTTTGTCTTTCCTCTTCCAGTCCAAACAAAAGCTTGACCACACCTTTCACATGATTTATTATGGTCTTTAACAGGGCCGTATTGTCTATCTGTCTTTTGTTGTTGTTTTTCTTTGTATTCTTTTGTGTGATATTTTCCATTGTTCATATAACTATTTATAAAATACTCGAATTACAACACCTCAGTCCTCTTACGAAGCAAGTAATTTACTATGAAACTCATTTAATGCTTCTTCTAATTCTCTTTGATAATCTTTTTTGTTTTTAATAAACTCTTGTACACTACCATCTTCAGTTACAACTAATATAACCACTTGATTAATCTCAATACCTGTTCTTTCTTCAAACATTTGACAATAAGCGGTCGCCTGTGTATAGTAGTTCAAGTTCCAATCATCATTTCTTTCACTTCTAGCAGTCTTAAAATCGATTACAGAGGGTGTTCCTTCATAATCTGCGATACAATCTACTCTACCTGCGACCATAAGTTCATCTGACCACAATGCGGTTTCTTGCGCATAGATATTATCAATGTTATGTAGTGCCTTTTTTCTTAACTGATTAAAAAGACAATAAGGTAAAAAAGTTTTCACCTCATGCATTCTAAATTCTTCTGGAGAATAAATGTGTTTATTACACAAATAATCTTCACAAATTTTATGTACTACACTACCACGATTCGCTGATGTTCGTGCGATGTAATTCGCAACATCTTCACCAACTCTTTTTCTCCATTCAAATAGTCCCTCTTTATGTCGTGTTGATAAAACAGTAGTTATAGATGGATATGTGTTATTTGTTGGTGTCACATAATGTCTCTTTCTATCTACATTTACTGTTTTAATTGTTGGAACGAATTGAATGTTCCTTTTAAATTCGTATAATTCATCCATAATATAATTACTACAGAGATTTCACTCTTGAAATTAATCGTTTCGCTCGATTGGTAACTTGTCGATACCATTTCGAATCTTTCATTTCAATCGCTGTCTGTGTCCAATCCCTGTTGTCAACCGCCTTTTTCATATTTTTAAATTTACTTAATCTAGGATAACCTAAATTAAACATCATGTTCGCAATGACTAACTGCATTTCTTCTGGTAGTTCCTCAAAGTCTGAATATAATTTCTTACATTCTATTAGAGTAACACCGATATCTTTTTTAAACAGTTCATCTACTCTTTCTTCGGTTATCTCTGCGCCGATTGGTAAATTAAATTCTTTATCTTCTTTAAGAATCAAATGACCAATACCAACTGTTTTATAACCTAAGTGGTCATTGTAGATATTAAGTTTCTTTCCTTCA